CTCTATAAGTAACTCCAGATTGTGAAAGTCGTGGTCTTGGTTGTTCACGAAGATCAAACCTAGCTTCACCAGTACTTTTTATAACTTTAATATTATTTGTTGCTGCATTTGGTACTAGTTCCCAGAAATCTTCTATACCAGTGTCTTTATACAGCCTGTACTCATATGTGTCAAAGTCAGGTGTTTGTAAGGTAACATCTGGTTTTACAACAACAAAAGTACGGTCTAAGTCTAGGGTTAGTAATGGTGCTGCAGATCCGTTAATGGTTTTTCCAGCATTTGTAAACGCATAGTCTTCCGACCAAGGACCACAAATTGTGCGATCAGCATTTGTATATCTAGCTCGTACTTTATACTTATTATTAGTAAATAGATTAACAAACTCAAAAGTACTGTTACTTTTATCTGTAGAATAAAGCGTACCAGGATTAGAATCCCAACCAGCTACATCACCTTCAATAATATCAAACTGTACACGAACAGCAATAGCTTGCAAATTGCTTGGATTTGTAAAAGCTACAATAGCTTTATTCTGATATGTACCAGCTGAAATCTGATTACTTTGAACACTGTCACTAGTAATACTAGTAATAATAGGCGCACTAGTAATACTATTTTTTACTAAAGCAACGTTAACAGCAGATATTTTTGGATTATAAGTTAATAATCCGCTTAAATCTGCTGTATAAATTTCAGGAGAATAATCTACTAATGTTAGCCTGGCACTGTAGTTACTACTTGGTTCTACTGAAGTAACTATACAATCTTGCACAGTATTAGTAGTTAAACCTATCATAAATAGATTATCAGTTTTTACACCTTCTGCTTCTGTTATATTAGGTACTGTAATTGAGTTAGTATATCCTGTAACACCAGTGTTAGTAAAGGTCCTACTTACGCTTCCACTGCCGGTTGTAGCAGTAAGATTGTTAGTTCTAATTAAGATAGTATACTGAGTATTTGCGATTAAAAGTACTGGCTCTGTTAATCTTAAAACTGTACCGCTTACAACATCATCAACCCCAGGACCTAAACGACCACTACCAATTCCCCATTGTGGAACACTGTGAGTAATTTTTACTCGGTCACCGCGAGTACAAACTAAATGTTCAAAGTCAACGTTAATTGTATAAGTTTCTGGTCGCAGCTTTAACTGAGCAAAATGCCAACGAGCTAAACGTGTGGCTTGATCAGGGTTTGTTACTCCGGGCAAGTTTATCTGTTCAAATAGTGTAGCACCAATTTTACCATTTGCTGTTGTTGGGCCGTAGCCATAGTTATAAACAATAATTTCATTAGCTTGATAAGCTAAAGTTTCATCATTTAAATTAATACGAAAAGCGTGTGGTAATACTGGTAACACTTTAGTTGATTCAAAACCCCAGCTATTATGCTCAGTAAAATGTTGCACAGTATGTGAGCGTTCAGTATCTATTACTACACCCCACTTACCATCAATATATGTAGGACTAGCTTTGCCAGCTGCACATATGTCTCGTAAAGTGTCCATTACACTTTGTGTACTAGACAATACTCCATTATATGCAAATTTAGGACAATATGTAGCTATTCCGCCTCCGGTCCAAGTACCTGTAGGATAAAAACCTTCTCCTACGTTATTAGATGGCGAACCAATAGCCATCCAATTAGTGGTGCCCGCAACTTTAATAGTATAGTATCTTCCAATAACTAAATTTTCAGAACTTACGTCTTGTGGGATAGGATTACAAAAATTGTGCCATGCAGTTAAACTAACAAGATCTAGGTTACTTGGAGTAACTCGGAAAGCATTAGCAGGATGCATTAATACATAAGCAAACAAACTAGCAGGATTATTAGTTTCTCGCAGATTTTCCCAGCTACCTGTAGTTCTATTATAGTCCCAGGTAATAGTTTGAACCATAGCATTAACGCCATCTATTTGTCCATTTACTTTACTGCTGCTTTGTACTCGTACACCTGTTTTTGCTAAAAAACATCCTGGTGGGTTTTCCATAGGCAATTTTGAACTATCATATGCAGTAACATTTGATAGAATTGCTTTATGAAATTTTTTCTGATCTGTTTCATCTTCAGTTTCGTCTAAGTTTGTACGACGAACACGTACCTGATATCTAGCTTTTGTAAGATTTTCAACTGAATGTACCCAGTTAAAAGCATCTTTGCGTTTTGTAAACCAAGCACCTTCACCAAAAGTAAGTACGGTATTTGCTGAAGCTTGTATGTTAACTCCATTATTAGCAATATAAGTAATCCTAGCAGCTATACCTTTTGTACTTGCCTGATTATCTACGCCGCTTAATACAATAGTATGGTAACCTGCTTTTAGTTTTATTAAGCCTTTAATGCTTTCAGCTCTAAACTTAGTATCTTTAGGAATTTGTACTGCACGGACTCCGGCTATTAAAATTTCGCCTTGATCGTCTGCAGCAGCTTCTACTGTATAGTAGCCACTATATGGAAAATAAACAGGAGCTACTGTATAGTTCCAAGTACCTCCATAACCAGGAGCATCAGTATTAGTAGTATTAGTAGTACCCCAAACAGCATAGTTTGTTAAAAAAGTACCCCAACTACTAGGCCCATTAGCATCAACAACTCCTGTGGCTACTGTAGGAGTTAAGAGATTATTAGTACTCCATATTTCTACTTCACTAGCAGTAAGATCAGTTCCGCTAGCATCGCCGTAAACTCGGCCCGAAGTTATTTTAATAGTTTTAATTCTAGCAGTGCCCCAAGTAACACTATCGCCGCTACCCGAGTATTCTGATGTTTCTATTAATTCATAAGTTAAACGATCTTTGCCACTATAGGTTGATATAGGATGTGGAGTTAATTCTGTAATTGCTCCTGTGCCTTTATCTTGATAAACTGTATATATTGGCAAGTATCCTGGAGGTATCTGTGGCTGATAACTTTTAGTAGCAGAGCTGCCTAGCAAGGAACTATATGCGCTTTCTGCAAACATTGCTTGTATATAAGCACTTGCATTATCGCCTAATATATCAGTTACAGCTCCGTCAAATCGTTGCACTCCTCCACTAGGGGACAAACAAAAAGTTGTATAACGGTATAAGTTTGCTTCGATTTCTGCATCTCCAGGAGGAACCATTGTAAAGAGTTGGTGGGCGTTAACATCGCCTGCTTTAAAACTATATACATTTAGTGCAGAGCTGGAATCTTCTTCGGGCCAAGCTGAAGTACTGTATTGACGCATTTGTATTTCAATGCCACACGTAGTTGCAGCTACATCACCATTTTTTGTATTAATTTTGCGCATGCCTTCTGGAAAGGATAATACAATATCTATTGCATCCGCTTGTTGATCTAAATCTACTTGTTGCCACTTTTTTGTACCGGGGTGACTAGCAGTTATATTACTAGCATTATTTGTTAATTCTAAATTTACTTGCTTTTGTTGAACGTCACGTCCATACTGATTATTAAAACTTCCGCCAATACCACCCGCTGCATTAAGTACATAGTCTCGTGCAAAACCTTGTATAGTAATAGGTCTTGGTACAGACACAGGTTCTCCAAAATAAAAGTCATCTATTGGTTTACTGCCAATTGACAAGTCTGTTATTGAAAGTGGGCCAAAGCCCCAAACAACAGCAAGATTTAAAATATTTGTTTCAGTTAATGACTCAACATAAGGAATAGCGCCAAGCATACCAGTAAATCTAACCTTACCTAAAACAACAGGAATTGCTCCATATTGACTAGCTTGATTAGCGCTACCATTTAATAAATTTAAGCTATTAGTACTACCAGGATCGTTTGTTTTTGGTGGACGGATTGGTGCAATAACATTCTGAAGAACTGCGCTACCCATTTGAATAGCTACTGCTCCAACAAATTTAGCATTAGCAGCAGAAGCACCTAATTCTGCACCTATTAACTCAGGCATTCCAGTTTGAAGAGTTATATATAGTGCTACCAGTGTTATTAACAAACGTTTTGTTGACGTTCCTTCAACCGTGCTTTTATAGCTTATCTGTTGCCCTCTTTTTACAGTAGTAGTTTCCCACTCTGATTTAGGCACAACTATGCCGTCAATAATAATGACTATTTTATTAACTAGTTCCGTGCTTACTGTATATTTAGAACGTATAAATTCTACAAAATCTTTAACAGTAGTACCTTCTACTGTCCAATCTCTATATACACTAAGTTTTAGTGGGTGCGGTGCTCCTACTGCTTGTATTTGAGATTGCGGAGCATATTTGTAAAAGCCTACAAAACGATTTTTCCATTTAATATTGTTTAGTGATTCAACTACTGAATCACTACCACGACGCGAGTGTAAAAATTTATTATCGCCAAAATACACACCAACGTGCATTGGCTCACCAAAAATGTTAAAAAGACACAAATCTCCAATACTTGGTGTAGTTGTGTCTTCCCAATTATCTTTATAAAGATTAACTGCTTCAACAATGTGCGGATCACTTCCACCAATGTACTCTTCAGTATAACTGGGCAAATCTATCCCATACTCGTCTTGGTACACTAGACGAGCTAAACCCCAACAATCTACGCCGAGTTCAGTTCTGCCATTGTCTAGATAGGGTAGTCCAATATACTTATCATAATTCATTAGAATAATCCTGGAAAGTAACTAGGGGTGAAACTAAAACTAGGGAATGGTTCGGTGTTGTAACTTATCATACCTAGATTTAAAGTAACGCTTTCAGCATTGTATGTTGCCGATGTAATGTAATAATCTTGTAATGTTGCTTCTATATAGTTAAGATTGCTTGAAATAACTAGCTGTATTAAAACTTTAGTTCGCACTCTTAAATGATCTCGGATAATTGTTATAATTTCCGGAGTAACAAAGTTTAGGGTAATAGTACAATCACCAGGCCCCGAATCTTGCTCATTAGGTAAATTTAGCGTCATAGGAACAAATAAATATTCTAATGAATTACTTACAACACCGTAAACAACTTCTTCGTCAGTAGTAGAAGACAACCTTTGAGTATAATTATCACTTAGTCTAATTGGCGTAGTAGCGGCTGCTGGATCTGTTGATCCATTAGGATCATATACTGTTAAAAGCATTATAAGCTGTTCATCTGTTTCAGATGAAAACATTGCTTTAATAGCTGCGGGCGATAATCTACTTAGTCTGCTCATTATGGTAATATCTCAAATTTTAACGAAGTGTTCCAATATCCTGGCGCTAAATATTGCAATTTAAAAAACTCGCCTTCACCGCTAGGCACTATACGTACTTCTACAGCAGTATTTGTGCGCGGGTGAGGGAAGCTAAAGCGTCTAGTGCCAAGTAGTGTGTTTTTAATAAAATTTTCTAGTGTTGTGCATTGGGCAGTTGTTAGTATAAAAGATAAATCCATTGTGCTAGCTACTGTTCCTCTGCGACGCATTTTAGCAGGGCCAGAGTCCGTGCCTGAACGTATAACGTTTACGCCAATAGACTCTGTAAACCCTTTTTGTGGTACTTGTGGTAGCAATTGTGTTGACCATGATGGAATTGGCATACTTATCTCCTTGCTAATGCAGGTCTGTTATTAAAACTACTTGTTAGTGATTGTTGTACTGGACTTCCTGGTCTAGCTACTTCGCTTGCAACCATATCACCAACGATTACTTCAATTCTACGATTGCCTCGTGAATCAGTTGTTTCTTTAGTAGTTGCTTTTTCGTTTCCATAGTTATTAACAACTACGTCTACATTACCACCTCCACCTCCGCGAACTCCCAAGTTTCCTTGACCATCGCGCTTTAGGGGCATAATAGCTTCGGGACCTGCTTCGCCCATTAATCCAGTGCCTCTAGCAAATTTAAACAAAGTTGGTGAATTTACAATAGAGTTAGTGAACATTCCGCCTTTGGCAAAAGTTTGAAGACCTGCGTCATACACCCCACCTTTAGCTTGTACTGTAAATCCTAATCCTGACATCGCTGCATCAGGACTTACTCCCATTCCACTAGGCTTAGCAAAAAGACTGCCTACAAGATTATTTAGCCAAGGTCTAGCTGCAGCATACATTGCTAACGATTGCTGTTGTATTTCATAACGAATTAGTCCCTCTATCATACTATCGATTAAACCTTTAAAGTTTAACTTACCAGTTCTGGCAAAGTCAACAACAGCGTTGCCCATTTGGTCAAAACTTTGTTTAAATACCTCACCATAGGCTAATTGACGGTCTGTTAAAGACTGTGTTAAATCTAAGGCAGTTTTACGACCTTGGTTAGTTATATCTAGTATACCTTTTTGTGAACTAAAATTATTTTCTTCTGCTTTTCTTTGATCTTCTAGTTGCTGTTTTCTTATCTGATACTGTGGATCTTCTTTGTTAAGTTTTGCTAATCTTGAGTCAATTTCTGCAAGAACATCAGCCCTTGATTTAGATAGTGTTAATTCAGATTGAGCTATTTCTACAGATAATCTACTTGATTCAAGTGAGTCTCTTTGAGCCTTGGCTGCTTCACCATATATCATGCCTAAAGATAGCTGTACGTTGTACAATTCTTGGCTAGCACCTAATTGTGCGGCGTTCATTTTTAAAGCATTATCATCCGCTTGGGTTTTAGTATCTCTAGCTAATTTTTCTTTTGATACACGAAGATCAATCAACTTAATTCGGTCAGCTTCATCTTTAGCAGTTTTTTCAAGAGTTTGACGTTCTGCAAGCAGCCCTTTAAGTCTAAGCTGATGCATAAACTCTTCAGCGTTTCTTGATATCATTGCATTAGTTATCGCATTTTCAATGGTAAGCCGCTCAGATTCTTGTCTGTTAAGTAGTGCACGATTCTCTAGTTCTTTGATAAGCATTAAACTAGACTCTGTGCCGGCACCTGTAATACTTTGTTGATTATTTAAACTAGCTAACTGTAATTGATTAATAGCTTCTTGTGCAGCATCTATCTGCTTCAAGTACTCTAATCTACCGCCGCGTACACCTCGTTCAGTTTCAATATCTGTTGCAGCGCTTCTGCCTCTAAGCTCTGTCCTAGTTGCTTGCTGTGACTGTACTGAAGCATTAAAGTTAGATATTCTTAGTTTTAGTCTTGCGTCTGCGTCTGAGTTACCTGTAGAGCTAAAAGCTACAGTACCGCTTTTAGCCTGTTCTAGTAGTTCTCTGAATTTTGTAGCGGCACTTTTATCAGCTTCCAAAGCAGTTCTGTCTGCTTCAGGTGCAGCATTAGCTAACGCAGCAATGGCGTTAGATTCTTCAATAGTTGCACGTAGTTCAGTATTAGCTTTAATCAGGTCAATATTAGTATTAACAGCTTTCATTTGAATACTAATTTCGCGCTGTTTTATTCTTCCTTGTTCTGCTGCAGCAGCTGCACCAGTAAGACCCCCAGCTTTTGCTTGGTCAATTGCTAATGCAGCTTTTTCAGCTGCTTGTCCAAGTGCTACATTAATAAGTTCTTTGCTTTTTTCGTAAGCTTTCTCGGCTCCTTTGTTAAACAAATCTGAAGCTTGCTTAAATATATCAGTTCCTAGTCCAGTTTGTTGACGGCTTGCTAAGCTACGAGATTCTCTATTTACTTCTAACTTACCTTGTATAGCGTTTACTTTCTTTATATCCTCAGAATTTATAGGATTTACCATTAAAGCTTTTTGGTAAAACTCTAGTTCCTTTTTAAGTTTTAGATCTTCACGATCTAACTGATTAATGGAGTTTTTATATGTATTGTATGCTTCAAAGCTAAGTTTAAACTCATCTCGCATACCTACAAACTGATCTACAAACTCTTTTCCAAATAGCTGAAACTTTTCAGGATTTTTAGTTAAGTCATCAAATGCAGCATTAATTTCATTAATTCCGCCAGTAGTAACTTTTAGCATTGCGTTACTTACGTCGTTAAGCGATTGACCTAATTTAAATAAAGGATTGTTATTTGCAGTGGACTGAATAAATTCTTGATATGCTTTATTGCTAATTTCTGTAGTAGATTTAAATGCTTGTAAATTAGAGCTAGTACTTCCAATTATTGCACTTAATTTTTTCTGGGCATCGTTATACTTCTTAATAACTGGTTCGCCTTTTTCAAATGCTTTTGTTACACTTGTAATGTCAAGGCTTTCTACACCTAAGGCTTGTTTAAGAATAGCCTCAGCTTCATCTTTTTTGCCCATTTCGGCAAATACTTGTAAAGAGTCCTGTACTGTGGTATTTAAACTTTTTGCTAAATTCTTACTTAAGCCGCCACCAAAAAAGGTAGCTATATTGTCTTTTACTTTGTCATAAGGACTAGTCTGCATTGCTCTGTCAAGCTTTTTAGCAGCGTCAATAGCAGTCTCTACAGAATTTGAAACCTCTAGCTGAGCATTTGATAAAGCTAAGATGCCTTGTACAGTACCTGAGGCAAATGGAGTTTTATTTAATACATCAAAAGTTCTAATAAGATTTTTACTAGCGTCAGTTATTCCGTCCATCGACTTTGAAAATGCTTCAGCTTGTTCTCCTGTGTTTGATAAAGCTGAATCAAGTAAGCTAATAGCTTGTAATACAACACCAGCTACAATTCCATAGATACCAAAAGCGTTTATCAAAGAACCTAACTTTTGTCCAACAATACCAATTACACCTGCAACACGAGTATAACCAGCTTGAAGCCTGTTCATTTTGCCAGTGCTCTCTACTACTGCTTTACCTTCTTCGTCATAACGAGTAATTACTTTTAACTTTCCCTCACGAGCAAGAGCAATCTCTTGATTTAATTTAGCATATGCAGCCCTAGAGCCATATATAGCTTGAGTTTCCGCAGTTGTAGACCTAATACTTTCTGAAGCTAATTTATTTAGTGTGCGTTTATTTATAATGTCATTAGAACCTGGTGTAGTAAACCCTGGTTCTGTGCCACTAATAACATTTTGAGAGGTTGCGTCAAATGCTGCTGCAGCTCCTGCACGTATTGCTTTCAGCTTTCCAAGGTGTAACGTAAGCGCTTGTGCTTCAGCATCGTTTCTACCTTTTAAATATCTTGCACGGTTTTCTAAAGATTTAATTTCTTCGGGCGTAATAGCAAACGGATCTTTACCTGCTAATGCTGCAAAATCTTTTCGACCTTTGGAAAAACCTTTAGCAGACTTTTCTAATTCAGCAATTTTAGTTATTGTAGGCGCTGCTTTTTTATACGATTCAGCTGCTGCTGCACCTGCGCTATCGGCTAGTGCACCTAATTTTTCTTGTTGATCACTATATATTTGGGTAAAAACCATTCGGCTATCATTTGCCGCATTTTTTAAATTTTGGCGATATTGACCTAGTGCAGGTATAGCGCTTTTAAGTATGGATGCTCCAATTGCTGCAATAACCGCCAACAAAGCGGTAGGATTTTGTGTTAGTACATTAACTAATGGTGCTAATACTTTGTTTACTATTTCTAAAGCACCTTGACCTAAGTTTTGTAGACTAGCTAGCAACCTGTCATAAGGATTTGCGCTTACATCAATAGCACTAAACTTATCTAAGCCTTCTTTTAGCACTGCTGTAGCAAAAGCCTGACGTCTTTCAAAGTCACTTAAACTACCTGCTGTTTTTCCTATGCTTCGTGCATAGTCTTGTGTAGCTTTTTCAATTTTTGTAAATAAGCCTAATTCGTCTAACAGCTCAGGCTCTAGCTTACTTATACCACGTGTTAAACGGCTGATAGCGTCTGGCATAGCAACACCCAGTGCTTTAGATGCTTTATTAGCTACTTGGCCTAGTTGTTCCATTTGCTTTGATGATAGTCCTGCAGCAGTACCTTTAGTAGTAGCTTCAATAGATTCGCGCATACTAATGGCGCCGTCGGTAACTTGTACTAATCTTTTAGCAATTGTACCAAGAGATTGTCCGCTTGAAGCACCTAACTGATCCATACCTTTGATCATGTTAGTAGTATCTGCTGCGTTACTTAATGCACGAAATGCGGCACCAGCCGCAAATACGTTAGCAGCATAAGTAGCGTATAAACGTACTAAACCATCCAGACCACGGGCTTGGTTTGCAAAGTCTCGACCAGAGGCCCCAGTAGCCCCAGCACTACCCCTAGCAATATCGTATTCGTTGCTACCCATCATGGCGTTCTTCCAACCGCCTTTGCCTTTACCAGTAGGCTTGTCCATATCCTTTTGAAGCGTATCAAAAGTTCCTTTAAAAGCTTTTAGCTTTTTGTGACTGCTATCAATTGTAGCACCAAGGTCTGATAATTTAAAATATAATACAACTGTATCATTAGTAGCCATGCATACTCCTTGTCGGATATTATCAAAATTTTTCGATAATTTAACTAGAGACCATTATAACATGTGAGCACTCTTTTGTCAAACCAAAAAATTTTTAACGCAAAAAAGCCCGCTAATTTTTAGCTAGCGGGCTCTTGCATCTTTTTCTTATTATTGATTTCTTCTGATCTTACATTATCAATTATGCGTATAAGCATAACTATAAGTTTATGTTCAGAAATATCAATTTCTGTTGCTTCTAAAATGTCTTTAATACCTATTAAGGATTTACCTAAATAGCTACCACTCATGGTATCCCATTCGTCACGAAGCATTTTATAGGCATTAAAAGCCTGTTGTACTTCCAGCGGAAATTCATCGAAATCCACAGGAATCTCAGACTCTAGTGGTTCGTTGCCTAACTGTTCGCACATTTCAAAATACATGTCTTTGGTCATGCCAACACTCATATTTTGAAAGTAACTGACCAACTGCTGGTTTACTTGCTGGAGTTGGTCGTCGAAAAGTTTCCCAAGTCAGATACCTGTTCACTAATAAAAGCATCAAAGTTACTTGAGTTTTTCATTAAGTACAGCGCATTTTCGGCTGTATACCCTAACTCTGAGTCAAGGTCTTTATCAGTTAAATCTACTGGAGCTAGTTGCTCAAGATAAGATAATTTAAATCCATTCCAACCTTTTACAGCTGCGTCAACATAAAGTTGTAGAAATAAATCTTCATTGAATTCTTCAGTTGCTTGACGATTTTTAAAGCTCGTTTTTGTAGATTTCTTACGAATCGACAAAAGCGTTTCGCGAGATAAAAATGCTAAATCAACTACAAAACCAGGCATGCCAGGATATTCAACCTGAACTGATTTGGAAGGAACTAACAGTGTTTTTAAAGAGAGTGTAGTCATTTTATAATAATGTTTTTGAAAAAGAGAGACTGGAGATCAGCCCAGTCTCTATAAAAATACAGCTGCTAGTTAAGCTGCTGCGAAATACTTAAGTGTAACTTCGTTCTTGGCTTCAAGATCGTAGGCACCACCAGCAGCACCGGTATCAGAACCTTGCGCTGTCATAGTAATTGAAGTAGCAATAATTTGTTCAGAACTAATTGCTGGAATAGTTAACTGAGTAGTTGGCATTTCAATAACAAACTTAGTATCGTTATTACCACCTACGTTAATTACGGCTGCAAACTTGTTAGCTGTACTACTTTGACTAGCATTTAACATATCCTTAAGCAGTTCAGCACTTGTACCAGAACCTGTTTTCAAGTATGCTGTAACGTTAGCAGTAACAGAACGAGTACCTGTAAAATAAGTAATTGGAGTATTAACAACACCTAAATTTGCAGGTGTTAAATATGTTAAGTTATTACTAATTGTAACATTTCCGCCAGTAATAGCAATATTACCATAACTTGTTGCTGCAATTCCGCCAAAAGCACTTGCAGCAAGTGTCATTGTAGACAACTTGTTAGCTATGTAACGTGCTGATGTATCTTTCTGTAAGAAATCATTGCTTCCGCTAAAACCACCACCAGTAACAGCACCACCACTGCTGATTGTTAAAGTTGTTGCTAATTGACGCATTAAGGTACCTTTTCCGGCCCAGGCAACAGCAGCAATAGCGTCTAAACCAAAGTCAATTGTTGCTGAATCAATTGCACAATTATCAATTACATAAGTAACTGCTTCAAATACAATAATCAAGCCAAAAGGTTGTAATTGGTGTGCATTTGAATTTGCAAAGCTTACTGTTGAAAAAGGCACTGTACTAGGTGCAGAACCAGCAGTCTGCGTCCAACCATTACCGGTAACGCTAGACATAGAGTTCCATAAAACATATTCTTCAGCATCAATTACGTCATTTGAATCTGGACCTGAAGTAGTAGTTCCGCCTTCGTTATACTTAGGGCGAATATATGTAGAAAAACTAAAGTCTACGGGTTCTAATGAAGTATTGAAACTGCGTTGGCCGCGAATAGGAGATATACCTGCTTCGTTACTAGTAATTGTTTCTTGTCCTGTGTTTTGTGAAAATGAGAAACCGTCCAAAACTTGGAGTTCTCGTGTTGTTGATATAGTATGACCAGTCAAGGCCACCTGTCCTGAGCTATTCAAATTAGTCGTGTAGAAGACTCGACTATTGCGTAGTAAATTTAATGCCATACTCTTTCCTTTATGATTTTTGGAAATATTTAAGCATCAGAACTAGATATTTATCTGTTGTTATGCTTGTATAAGTCCGAGAGTTATACTAATGCGTAGCGCACTTGTAAGTTGATTTCACCGACACCATAAGGAGCTAGTAGTCCTTCATCGGTAGTTATTGACTGAAGTAAAATTTCAGTTGTTGAAAGATTATTAGTAGTATCGTATACTAATACTCGGTTGTTATTGATTGCGTGTTCTATGTCATCCAAAAGCTTTTCTAGTTCTTCTTGAGGATAAGACTCATCTTTAACATATACTTTAACACTAATATTTAAAAATGCCCACGTAAAATCTGAGGGATTATACTGCCGCATTTCAGATCCTGCTACCAAGTAGATAGAAGGAAAATCTTGTACTTCGTCCCAAAACTTTAGTTTAGGATAGCTGTTACCGTATAAGTTGCTTTTAAAAATACCTGTTCCGTTTATAATTTTTAATTTTTCAGCTAAAGCTGTTACTATGCTTGTTCTTCTTGTCATACGGGTACGGCCCTTAATTTATCTATAGCCATTTGCTGTGCTATTTCTCGTATTGATCGCGAAATTAATAATTTAGGATCTCTACTTTTTGGAGAGGACTGTTTTCCACCAGCACTAAAAGTTGCATAAGGATTTTGCATATAACTATAAAAGGCAGTAATCATGCCCTGCCTGCTAATCGATAAACTCTCTACTTTGACACTACTAGCAAACCTACCGGTGCGATAGTTTAAAATATTACTACTTCTACCATCTCCCATATTTGCACTAATAACATCCTGTAATTGAGAGTTTATTAGTGCCCTTAAGCTAGTTAGATTAGGTTCTGGAGCTTTTGGTACATATGTAGGTATTCCTGAAGTTCCGCCAGTTTTACTTAAATTTGCCTTAGCAGGTTTAACATTTTTACCTATGCTTTGAGTAGTTGTTCTAGTTTTCTTTCTAGGTTTTCCTACTACTGGTGCAAGATCTTTGCTTGGTATAGTTTTAATATTATCTCTAAGAATGTCTGCAAAACTATACAAGATTCTTTCGTTTAATGTAGGGGAGCCTTCCATGCCAGAAGTGATTGTAGGCATAAAAGTTTTAATATATTTTTTAAAGTCTTCAGCTAACTGTTTTCGTTCAATGTTCCATGCTTTGCGAACAATATTAGTCATTGCAGTTTGTTCTCTACTGCCTAAACTACTATTCCAGCTTGCTTCTTGTGATACTACAAACGAAAAATTTAAATCTAATAAATCTTTTACAACACCTATTGCACCTTCTTTAATATCGTATGATAGACCTAAATGATCTGTTTCTAATATAAAAGGATCTAGTGAAGGAGTGGGCTTATCTGCCTGTGTGTTTGCCCAATATAAGGTTTGCTGTATAATAGGAGAGTTTATACCAACAACTTGTTGCATTGAGGTACCACGTCCAGAAATAACACCAGTATGTCCTGCTGCCGTAAAATCGCCTAATTTTAGTCCTGGCTTAACATTTATTCCATAACTAGCAAGTATAGGGGCTAGTACTTCTCTAACAGAATTATTTACTGTTTCTTCGCGAGCTTTTTTAAATGTACTACTAACAAATACTAGGTCTTTACTACTATCGAAACCATTTAAGAAACTTTCAGCATCTGCGAGTTTTGCTGGTGTATTTTCACGTAACCAAGTACGCATTTGATTACCAACTTTTTGAATCTCATTATGAACCAAAGTTTGTGATTCTTTGATTTGCTGCGGAGTACCTATGGAACAAATAACGTTAATGTCTGGCATTGCTCTATTGGATATATTTACCATTTCTTTTGCTTTATCGCCTAGCTGTTTAAAGGTAATATCTTTACCTTGTAACATTTTAGCTTCTACAGCTAGCTTAATTTCATTAGAGATCTCGTTTAAGAAAACTTCGTCAGAAAAGAGAGTAAGTATAATAGATTCTAATGCAGTTGCAAACTCAGGACTATTTGGAGTAACTAGTGATCCCTCGTATGTAACTACAGAGTCTACATATGCGGAGATTTCTCCATTATCCGTAGTTTCTTTTAGTAATCCGTTTAATAAGTTAAATATAATTTCGCGAGGCTTTACCCAGTAAATTATAGGTAGAGTAACTTCAATTTGCCCACGAATATCTTTTTCAATTAATTTTAAAAAAGCGTTCCTAAAAGCAACAGGATCTGCTGCTGCTTTCTCGCTAGTAAGTTTAGCACCATACATTAACTCTAAAAGATATTTATAATTAAATCTACTAGGTATTGCCATTAGGTATAGTCCGATTTATACAAGTCTAGTATACGCTTAATATGTGAGGGTAGGTTAGTGCTACTTATATAAGTAACTTGTGCAGTATTTGGATTCATATCGCGAGTACTGTGCACTGCGCTATTAGCTTTACGATAGTAACTTATTAAATCTAGTATTGCTAGCTCTAAGTCATTAGGTACGTCGTTATATCCTGCAGTATACGTTACTTTATAACCTTTAATTAATTTAGGAAAGTAGCCTGTAGCATCTAAACTTAGTATTGTACTATTTTCTAGTACCCACTCTGTATATTGTGTTAAAGCAGTATATGTTTGACCATAGTCAGTGCTTCCTTGAACGCTGCTGATCGCAACTACAGGTGTTTCAGCTAAAATAAAGCTTTTGACTCCACCGTTAAAGATTTCTACTTTGGGTGTTTCCCAATGATCTACGAATGTTCTATTACAGTAACTTTTTACTAAGTCCGAAACTTTTGGAATGATAAAATCAATAGCAGCGTCGTCATTAGTACTTTTAATTCCAGCATAGGTTTTATAGTCTGCTTTTGTTGTAAGATTTAATCCCATGTTTACCTCGCTTGTTTTATAAAGGCACCGAATACCTTTATAAAACAAGACCCCGAAGGGTCTTGTTAACAATTACATCATCAAATTAAGATGCTGTGTACTTGTGAGCTGTAACAGCGTTACCTAAGTTAGTAGTAACACGTGTCATACCGGTACGGAGGCTAGCCACCATAACGCGACGTTGTGTTTCAACTAATTCTTGAGTATCAATGCGGAGACCGCGCTGATTACCAACGATAAAGTTGCCTGGGTTAACAGCAATAGCTCCTGCAACACCAGTACCTGGAGAAGCATACTCTGCTGAAACCAACACTGGGCTTCCACCGATTTGACCGATTTGACCGGTTAACAGTGTAGCTTGTGTACCAACTTGGTTCATTGTTTGGAAGGTTGTGTCTTCCAGCAATTGGTAATATGTATCGGTATTAACGATATAGATCACTTCAGCTGGATCGAGACCCCAAGCACCCAAACCTTGACGCAATGTGCGCAATTTAGCAACTGTCAAGCCAGCAGCAACAGTGTTACCAGTGGCAGTAGTGTTAGTAGCCCAGATGCTCAATCCTTTAACAGGATCGCTACCAGAACCAGCACCTAACAAGAAAGCCTTGTCAACGGCGCGAGCAACACGACGAACCATACCATCACGAATGATTGGCATCAAAGCCAACAAAGAATCTTCTTCTTCTTCGTATGCGGTATACTCGTTTGTAGCTAATTTATATGCATTCAAAGTAATTTCTTTGAGAGCGTGTGTAGCATTTCCACCAGCACCAGGACCAGCTGCACCAAGGGTAGCAGGAACGGCGCCAAACTCAGCGTTAGTAACCCAAGTAGCAGTACCTGCTTCTGGATTCACTGGAATGGTCATCACGTTGGTTTGCATAGCAATGTTGCGGAAAATAGGAGCAACAACTAAGCGACGACGGACTTCAGATTCTAAGTTCAAAGAAACTTCGAGTTCCCATGTAGCTGAAGGCACGTGAGCACCGTATTTTTGCACTAAGTCGCGACCAAGGCGTGTACTGTCAATTGACTTGCCAGCCATTTTAGCTAACATAACAGCCTTTTCTTTGTCAGCATAAGACATACCGTCTTTGGCTTCTTGGAAAGACATTTTTGATTTTGTGATTGCTTCGATTTCGGAAGCTTTTTCACGCAAAGAGGCTTCTAAACCAGCGATAACTGATTTGCTTGACTCTTCAGCATTAGCTAAACGCTTCTCAACTTCAGCCATCAAGCGCTCAGCACCTGTGTCACCAGTAGAGATAGAAGCAACAGCGGCTTTAACGCGTGCATCTAATTCGGCTTCTGATTTATCAGCAGCAATTTTGTCTGCTAATTGTTTTGCCTGTGTATCGGCGATGGCTTTAGCAGTGAGCTCAGCCGCTTTGTTAGCTGCATCAGCCAACATTTGTTCTAATTGTTTAGGATCCATTTCCCATTCCTTTTTAAT